AGATAGAAGAAATTCTCAATACTCTCTACAGATTAGGGGCTAGAGTGGAAGTTAAAACTTCTACCTCGTCGGAGATTTATCTTACGTGGTGGAATTATTCATTCTATGCTCAAGAGGTCAAAGCAGAGGCCATGTTTTCACATTCGGCCATATATTTCAAGAGAATTCTCCAGTCCGGCAATGATATCTTTTTGAGGTCCATTGGTTTAGACCTTACTCAGTTACCTGCTGCTGCTTGGGAACTCGTGAAGTATAGCTTTGTGGTTGATTGGTTCTTCCGTGTTGGTGATTGGTTACAGGCAATTACGCCTAATGCATCAATAGATTTCCAAGGTGGTTTTACCTCACAAAAGTGGGAGCAAACCCGCAGTTACACGTTTTTACGTGGTACTGCTTTTCCTGGAAACTTACCAATGGTGTGTGTTAATAGCCCAGCATTTTACTGGGTGAACAGTACACTAATCCGTCACGTTGGAATCACCAAGCCGGTACTTCCGGCTTACAACCCCAATTTCCTCAATATTACGAGGACTTTGGATTCCTTGGCTCTCCTTTGGAGGCCTTTATTACGTAAAATGAGGTAGGAATATGTCCCTACAAAATGCCATAATCAAGGCAGGTGCCTCGGCTATGACCCCGACTGGTGGTGCTGATGAAACATTCACACCCAATGGTGTAACAGTACCTAATGGCGTCCAAATTGCTGATGCTGCGCAAGCAGACTACAGGATTCGGAAGAATATCACCATAAAGGTACGAAACCCCTCTTTGGATAAAACAGGGGTTTACTCCAAAGACAAAAAGAGTATGATATTCGTCGCCCCCAAAATTCTTGCTTCCGGTAAGACTGTCTTTAATCTTATCAGGATCGAACGCGAAGTTCATCCTGAAAGTACAGCTGCCGAAGCTCTGGAACTTTGTATGGCAGGAGCTCAGCTCCTTTCGGATTCCGACTTCGCTACCTTTTGGAGCGCAGGGAGTCTAGCCTAGACGCAAACTCTTTCATTGGAGACCACCATGAACAGAAATGTCTTAAGTACAGATGAAGTTATGAGTAAACTCTGGCTTCATCTAGTTAATGATTTCCGTAGCTCTTTGGGAATGAACTATGCACAACGTCCGCTAAGTGAATACTTAAAAGACGGCATAAAAGGACTGCGCAGCTATAAATTCCCTGCTCGCAGTCAGGTTGGTACTTATCTTTTTAAATGTGAGTATCAGCTTGAAAACTTGTTCAAGCGCTATCGGTTCAAAGATGATGTGTTCACGGACAGCGATTTGCGATCTCTATCTATTGAAAAATTTATAGAGACCCAAGTTCGCATATCCTCTCCCCTCATTATAAAACCACATACTTTCTTGGTTTTACGGGAGGCAAGGAAGATAATTTCTTCCATTCTAGGAGAATACAACCTAGACGAACACTTAGATCAATGCCGTTTCGGAAAACGAGCTTGTGTTGGTACGAGTTATATTAATTCGTACCTCGACTGTAAGTTGTCAAAACAGTTGACAGGTTCGAAAGATCACATCGCTTGGTTCGACAGAAATGTCGTGCAACGTGACCGTATACTTTATAGGTCGCTGAACACCAACTTGGGACCCAATCCTGAGACTTGGTACCGCGTTTGTGATACATTAACCATGTCGTTAGTTCCTAAGAGTTATAAAGCTCTTAGATCAGTTATGCCTGATACACTCATTGGCAGTTACTACACCAATGGGTTAGGTAAGCTGATTCAAAAGCGCCTTCGCAAAGTGGGTTTGGATATAACAAAGCTTCAGGTTAAACACCGTCAGCTTGCCCAAACCAGTTCTCGTAGTAGGAAACTTGCTACCGCAGATCTTTCTGCAGCAAGCGATTCTATTACTTTGGAACTTTTACGTAGACTTTTACCCGCTAAGTGGTTTGCTGCCATTACATATGGTAGAATCAATAATATAATTATTGATAAACAGACTATGCAAATGCAATCTGTTATCACTATGGGTTTAGGTCATACGTTTCCTTTGCAAACTCTTGTATTTTATGCTCTATTGCAGAGCATAAGAAAGTTGGTTGGTTCTAAACAAGGTCGTGTTTCTGTTTATGGGGATGATCTTATCTATCCCGCCGGTTTACACCGGTATGTGGTGTCGATCTTTCCTGATTTACACCTCAACCTAAATGGAGACAAGACTTATGTTACGGACCATTTCCGGGAAAGCTGCGGTGGTGATTACTATCGTGGTTGTGATGTTCGCCCTTTTCAACCCGAGGGTGAATTTAAGCTGTACGATCGGCAACGTTTCGCTGCGTTTCTTTACAAGCTCCTCAATGGATTGATGCGGCGGTGGGATGGGGTAGAAATACCTTCAACTTTGGAATACCTTGAGAGCCAATTGGTTCTCACACAAGGCATTATATTCCAAGTACCTCCTTCCTTTCCAGATGGTTCTGGAGTAAAAGTTTGCAGGCCTATAGAAAAATATTTCTATAGTCCTGTCATTGCTGCGCCTTCAGTATTCGGACTCCAATTTAAGTATTTGAGTCACGTTGCTGATTTCCGCAGGGTTTACTTCTTAGACCCGTATTACTGGGAGTACCTCAGGCAAAAATTTAATTTGTCTGAGGAAACGCATCCTTGGGATGACGATAATGACCTACATATACTTCAATGGAGGAAAATTTCTCCAAAAGAAGGCCGTAGAGGTCGCAAGACCAAAGTCAAACGCATTCCAGGA